AACCTCGACTCGGCCAGCAGGCTGTCGGCGTTCTGGCGCGGGCTGCGGCTGCTGTCGGAGACGCTTGCGTCCGTGCCGTGCTGCCTGTACGAGCGTCAGCGCCCGCGCGGCCGTCGCAAGGCGACTGAGCACCCGCTCTACAGCGTCGTCCACGACCAGATGAATCCCGATATGACGTCGTTCTTCGCGCGCGAGTGCATGCAGGCGCAGGTCGTCGCGTACGGCAATGCATACGGGGCAATCCGCCGCGATGGCGGCGGGCGCCCGCGGGAGATCTGGCCGCTCATCAGCCAGCGCGTGGAGCCGCAGCGGAACCGCGAGGGCGGTCTCGTCTACTGGATCACGCTCACCAACGGCACCAGAGAGCCGTGGGGAGGCTCGGACATTCTGCACGTGCCGGGCTTGAGCTTCGACGGGATCAATGGTAAGTCGGTGCTGGGCGCGGCGCGCGACGTGCTCGGATCAGGCTTGGCGGCGCAGGATTACGGCGCGACGTTCTTCAAGAGCGGTGGCCGCCCGCCGGCGGTGATCGAAACGCAGCTCCCCAAACTCGATCCGGACACCAAAAAAACCCTGTCGGAGACGTGGCTATCGGGGCGCGGCGATAACTGGCACCAGGTGGCCTTCCTGCCGCGCAACATGAAGTACGTCGCAGTAGGGATCCCCCCGAACGACGCGCAGTGGCTGGAGTCGCGAAAGTTCTCCGTGCCGGAGATCGCGCGCATCCTCGGCGTCCCGCCGCACCTCCTCTACGACCTCGATCGGGCGACCTTCAGCAATATCGAGATGCAATCGCTCGAGTTCGTCATCTACACGATGCGGCAATGGTTCGTGCGCTGGGAGCAGGAACTCAACCGTAAGTTGCTCTCGCCGGCGGAGCGCGAGAGGTATTACTTTGAGTTCAACGCCGACGGGCTGATGCGTGGAGACGCCGCGTCCCGCGGCCAATTCTATGCGCTCATGCGGCAGTGGGGCGCCTACTCCGCGAACGATGTCCGCGAGAAGGAGAACGAGACGGATCTCGGGCCGGCCGGGGACGTCTACCTGACTCCGTTCAACATGGCGAACGCGGAGGAACTCCTGGACGGTGGAGGCGACACCCCGCAGCTGGTCGCCCGGCAGCTGCTGGCCCTCATGACCGAGAGGGAACAGCGGATTCTCCGACCAGCGCCACGGGCCTTACCGCTTCCCGCGCCGCATGCCGAGAAGCGGAGTCTGCGTCTACGCAGGCGCATCAAGGCGGCGCAGAAGCCGATCATCGAGGACCGGGCCCAAATGATCTTGAACCGGGAGACCGGCGCCGTCGAGAAGATCCTGAAGGCGATGCTCGGCCAGGACGGGCGGGGCCGCCGCGACCTCGTGACGCTGCGCCGCGAGATCGAGGAGTTCTACGGCGAGCACGCCATTTGGGCGGCACAGCGCATGCAGCCCGTTATCAGCAGCTATGGCGAACTCGTCCAGGGCGCCTTGGCTGATGAGATCGGCCAGGACGCGGACGAGCCGATGCCGCCTGAGATGCAGAGGTTCATGAAGCAGTACGGGCAGCGTTTCGGCGCGCGCGAGGCCTCGGAGGGCCGGCTGCAACTGCTGGCGTTGACCGAGGAGGGCGACCACGAGGAGGTTGCGGAGGCGCTGCGTGCGCGCTTGGCGGAATGGGACGAGAAGCGACCCGGGAAGATCGCGGTCGAGGAATCGACGCGGTTCATGGCGGCAGCCGCCAAGGTCCTGTATGTCAGTGCGGGCGTCACCGTTCTGAGGTGGGTTGCCAACCCCGGAGCGTGCCCGTTCTGTCAATCGATCAACGGACAAGTCGCCGGCGTGCAGCAGAACTTCGTCAATGCGGGCCAGGACGTCGACGGAGGTGAGGGAACGGACGGGCCCCTGAAGCCTTCGGACAACATCGGCCATCCGCCGCTACACTCGAACTGCGAGTGCGATATCGTTGCGGCCTGAGGAGGGTAAGCTCATGCGACAGCTCGAAACGCGTTTCTTCAGGTCGATGGAGCTCCGACTGGACGAGCCTGAGGGCGAAACCCCGAAACTGTCCGGGTACATCGCGGTCTTCAATCAACTGTCCGAGGACTTCGGCGGCTGGCGCGAGCAGATCGCCCCGGGCGCTTTCGCCGACTCGATCGCCCGTGACGACATTCGGGGTCTGTGGAATCATGACTCCGATCTGGTGCTCGGCCGACTGCAGTCCGGGACGCTCGCCCTGCGCGAGGATGAGACGGGACTCGCATTCGAGAACAGCCCGCCCGACACGACCTGGTTCCGGGATCGGCTGGTCAGCCTGCGCCGCAAGGACGTGACCGGATCGAGCTTCGGGTTCTATACGGACGAAGACGAGTGGAAGGAAACCCCACAGGAGGATGGCACCAGGATGAAGCTCCGGACGCTGAAGAAGCTCACCCTGGTCGAAGTGAGCCCTGGGGTCACCTTCCCGGCCTATCCGCAGACGTCGACCGAGGCCGCGCAACGGTCAATGACCGCCTGGATCGAAATGGAGAAAGCGCGAGGCACTGGACACACCGCCGCGGATCTGGTAGGTATGGATCTGCGACGTCGGCGCCTGCAGTTGCAGCGCCAGGTTCTCTGAGACACTAACCCACCCCCGACCGCGCAGCGCGGATCGCCGCGGGCCACCTACCGGAGCGGATGTTCCGGCCAGGCGCCAGCAGCGCGCAAGGGCGTGACCCACCTCCGGGGCGGAGTTCCCGGTGAGTCGTCACACAGACGGTTCACTGGAGGGATCCGCCCATGACCATCACCGAAATCCAGGCATTGCGCCGCAAAAACCAGGAGACCTGGGCGCAGAACGATGCGCTCTTGACGAAGGCCGCGGCCGAGAAGCGCGACCTTACGGCGGAAGAAAAGGTCGCCTGGGACAAGGCGGAGGAGGAGTACGACGCCCGCCGACTGCAGATCGAGGAAGCCGAGAAAGAGCACGACCGGCAGAAGCGGCACGAGGCGCGCCGGCTCGAACTGGAGAAGCTCGACACCCGCCGGGCCGGCCGTGAAGGTGGCTCCGGCGCAGATCAGGCACAGGACCGCGAAAGCCAGGAGCGGGCCCTGCGCGCCTTCATCACGCAGGCGCCGAATCAGTGGGACGAGGAAACCCGGAACCTGGTCGCGCGGAATCAGCAGCTCGTGCCCCCGGAAGCGCGCCAGTTGGGCCACGGCTTCGTTCTGCCGGGGCGTCGCGGCTACGTCTTCGGCAGCGAGATGGAGCGGCGCGCCCTCACCGCGGCCGCCAACGCAACGGTCGCCGAGGACTTCATGCGCGAGCTCGACGTCGCGCTGAAGGATTACTCGGGGATGGCCCAGGCGGCCCGCATGGTCAACACCGACACCGGGGCCGATATGCCGTTCCCGACCATGAACGACACCGCCAACATCGGCGCGCTCCTGGCCGAAGGCAGCGCGGCGGCGGACACCGCCGATCCGACGCTCGCAGCCGTGACCCTGCAGGCGTTCCTCTACACCTCGAAGATCGTCCGGGTGCCGAACCAGCTACTGCAGGACAGCGCCTTCTCGGTCGATTCCTACCTGCCGCAGGCGCTGGGGGTCAGGCTCGGACGCATCCTCAACAATCACGCGACCCTCGGGACCGGGTCGAGCCAGCCGCGTGGCCTCATCACGGCCCTCGTGGCCGACACGACCGAACTCGAGGCCGCCTCCGCGACGGCCATCGCGTTCGGAGACATCGTGAACCTGTACCACGCCGTAGACCCGGCCTACCGCAACGGCCCCAAGGTCGGATTCATGATGCACGACGACATCCTCAAGGTCGTCGAGAAGATCGTCGATTCCAACGGCCGGCCGATTTTCCGGCCCGCGACCGAGGCCGTCGGATCGGTGCCGACGATCTACAACCGCCCCGTGTTCATCAACCAGGACATGGACGCGACGGTCGTCGAAGACAAGGAGAGCATCGTCTTCGGCGACTTCAACCACTACGTCATCCGCCGGGCGCTGAACCCCGTGCTGATGCGGCTGGCCGAACGGTACGCCGAGTACTTCCAGACCGGGTTCGTCATGTTCGACCGCTGGGATGGCGACGTGGTCGGTGGCGCCAACAGGGCGCTCAGGGTGCTCTCGCACGACCTGGTGTAACTCTCAAAGTCGGGGCGGGGCCTTCGGGTCCCGTCCCGACGAGGAGACCCACAATGAACGTCAAGCTGATGCACGGCATTGCTGGCGACGGATGCGGCGGAGCGGGGTACTTCATGCCGCGCCAGATCATCAAGTGCTCCGACGCGCAGGGCGCCAGGTGGATCAAGGAGGGCATGGCGACCGAGGCGCGCAAGGATGCCGAGATCGAAGGCGAGCACTTCGAGCATGCGCCCAAACCCGAAGCCCCGAGGCGCCGGGGGAAGCCCGCGCAAGCCGACGCACGCGCGGCGGAGACGCCGGAGAAGGGATCCACCCGGACCGCCGGAACCGGTGAGGTCTGCGCCGGCACGACCAAGAGCGGCAACCCTTGCAAGCGGTCGCCTCTCGACGGGTCCGAGTTCTGCGCCGCCCACCAGGAGGGCACGGAGGAGTAATCGGGCATGGCGCATCCGGTACAGGTCGGGGTCCCCTACACCATCCTGCACGCCGTGCGGAAGGTGGACGGTAGCTATGTCGCCGGGCAGGCCGGGGCGGTAGAGCAGGAACTGCTGGGGCCTGACCGGGCCGCCGCGGCCGAGGTCGCGACCCTCACCGACCATGCCACCGGCTGGGTTGCTGCGACCATCACCCTCACCGGGGCCGGCAGCTACCTGCTCACCCTGACGAATCCGGACATCCCTGTAGCGGACGGGAACGACTATGACTACGAGCTCATCGCCGGCCCGGGCATCGCCTCCGGCGCGCAGCTGCTCACCTCGCTCGACCGCATCCGGACCAGGCTGCAGCTCACGAAGAAGGTCGGCGGCGTCGACGTCCCGATCGAGCCCGGCGACGCTCACCCGTGGGACGACCTGCTGAACCTGATCATTTCGGAAGTGTCGGACGAGTACCAGAACTTCCTGGGGCGGACGTTCGCCGAGCAAGCCTACACGCTCTATCTGGACGGCACGGGCCGGTCGAGCCTGGTCCTCGGGGTCGGCCCGATGGTCTCCGTCACGTCGATCAACGCCGTCGCGTACGAGGACGACGGCGCCGGCGGGGTGACCGAGACCCTAACTCTCCTGGCGCCGCACACCTACGTCATCGCCGGGCAGCGCTCCCAGCCGCGCTTCACTGGCCTCGGCCGCATCGACTTGATCGGCGGCAGCGTCTTCACGCCCGGGGCGCGAAACTACAAGGTCGCCTGCACCGCCGGGTTCAGTCCGATCCCGGAGGGCGTTGTCGGCCTCGCGACGGAGGACACGGTCACGCGGCTGATGACCAGGCAGACCGGGCACCTGGTAAGTATCAGCCTCGGGGACGGCACCACGTCGTACCTCCGCCCGGCCCAGATGCAGGAGATGCGTGAGCGACGGCTCGCCCCCTACCTGCTGGAGGCCGCCTGATGCTCTCTCTCACCTCCATCGGCATCCCCGAGGTCGCCGGGTTCGTCAAGCAGCTCGAGCGCGAGACGAACCAGGAACTACGCGGCCGCCTGAAGGAGGGGGCGAAGCTGATGCAGCAGCACGCCCGGGGGGAGACGCACAGCCGGCGCGTGTCCTCGGCCATGACCTACGACGTCACAGTGGTCTCCCGGCACGAGTTCCGGGCCCGGATCGGACCGACCCGGAGCGGCGCCTTCTTCGCCCACTTCCTGGAGTTCGGCACCAGCCACAGCCGGCCGTTCCCGTTCCTGCTGCCGACGGTCGAGACGCTGGTCGATGAGGTCACGGAGCTGGTTGGGGTGCCGCCATTACTGCGGCGCCGGGCGGCCTGAGCATGCCGAACCTCGCGAACCAGGTCCAGGCCGCCCTCATCGCCGAGGTGAACAAGGTCGCCGGCATCGGCGAGGTCAGCAAGAAGTGGAAGCTCTGGATCGAGACGAGCCGGTTCCCGGCCATCTATGCCATCCGGGAGACGGTGTCAAAGCAGTTCACTCCGACCCGGTCGAAGACGGTCGAGGAAAACCATCGGTTGGTCGCGGTCCTGCAGAGCGACGACCCGGAGACCGATTTCAACGACCTGATGGACGCGATCGAAGTAGAGATCGACGACGACCCGGCGCTCGGCGGGCTCGTCGAGATTGCCTTCGTCAGCGGGGCGGGCGCCTTCGCGACGACGGATCTGATCGCCGGTGGCGCCTACATCCGGGAAATCTTCGTGCGGGTCGAATACAAGCACGTGAGGGGAGCGCCATGAAGCTGACCTACAGAGGCGAAGGAACCGTTCACATCCCCGGCGCCGGCGACGTGCACGCCGGCGGGACCATCGAGGTCCCCGACGCGACCGCGGCGGCGCTGGTGCAGCAGGACCCCCGCACCTGGGGGACACCGAAGAAAGCGAGCCCGGCCTCCAAGGACGGGACAGGGAGGGGGTAAGCCATGGGGTTCGGTGCTAATTCGTACGTCGGCTGGGTCGAGGAATCTCCCTGGGGGACTCCCGTCACCCCCGCGACCAAGTTCTTCGAGCTGGTGGCCGAGGACCTGTCGGGCATCCGGACGCGGACGCCAAGGCTGGTCATCCGCAACCTCGACGACGCTCTCGAGGGGCAACTCTACGACGAGAAGAACGGGGCGGAAGGTGGCTTCACGATCGAAGGCAATTACGGGGGACTCCTGCGCCCGTTCGAGCACCTCTTCGGCGATGCGTCCGCCGTGACCGCGATCGTCGAGACAGCCATCAGCTGGTCTCATTCCTTCACGCTGAAGGACACGCTGATGTCAGGGAAGGGGCTGACGCTCTATCTCGACACGGACACCGACGCCGGGTCGACTCCGGTGAAGCAGGTCACGGGCTACAAGATCAACTCCTGCCGGATGAGCTTCGACCCGAAGCGGAACGCACAATTCCAGTTCAGCGGCGCCGGCAAGGACTTCGCCCTCGTGGCGTCGCAGTCCCCCACCTTCCCGGGCATCGCGAACGCAATAGGTGGTCACCAGCTGACGGTCGAGATCGACGACGTCGTCCGCCCGGTGGACACTATTGAGCTGACCGTCGACAACGGCATGGATCTGGACAAGCGCGTCCTCGGGTCGAAGAGCATCGCCGAGCCGGTCCGCGGCGGGGCGAAGAGGGCGGTCTCGGGGACGATCCAGATGGACGCCCTGCAGGCGGACCTGACGAAGTTCCGCGCCAGGACGCTCTTCAAGCTCACGCTGGTGCACCTGGGGCCGGCGCTGGGGGCCAGCAACTATCTCTTCACCGTGGTGCTGCCGAAGTGCCTGATCGAAGCGGACCCGTACCACGTCGAGAACTTCGGCGTGGTCAAGGCCAACTTCCCCTTCCGGGCGCTCAAGCCGACGTCGGGCGAGCGCATCACCGCGTCCTTTGTCAACGACGAAAGCGCGGTCGCATAAGGAGACTCATGAACGAGCAGGAGGCGGCGAAAACCAACGGCCGGCTGACGGCCGAGCAACTCCTCGAGGGTCGCCGGGAAGACGTCGAGACGTCCCTTGGAACGGTGACCATCCGGAAGCTCAGCCTGCGCGAGGTGTTCAGCATCGGCGGGAACATCATCGACGTCGCGAGCATGGCGGGCACCGAGCAGGAGGCCGAGGACCTGGTCAAGCGAAAGGACGCCAGGGCGGCCACGGTAATGCAGTCCATGAGCGGGATCGTGCGCGCCGGCGTCGTGGACCCGCAGCTCGGGGACGACCCGGCCAAAGGACCGACCGCGGACGATTTCCCCCTCGTGGACCAGGTCCTGCTGGTCAAGGAGATCATGCGCTTCGCCGGCTTTTCGAAAGAGGCGGGTGAAGCGATCCGCCCTTCGTAACCGACCAGCAGAAGATGTTGCTGCTGGATCGGATCGCGCGACGGTACGGCGTGCTCCCCGGCGATCTGGTGGGCGAGAGAGATGAGGCCAAGGCGTTCAGCATCAATCTCCACGCGGCGAAGTGGGGATCGTTCCAGGACAACGTCGACATGAGAAACGCGACGCGGAGGGGCCGTGGCTGACACCAAGCGCAACGTCTCGATCCTGATCGAGGCGAAGGACCAGGCCAGCCAGGTCATGAAGGGCCTCAACGGGGTCCTGATCGGCATGACGGTCACGGCCGCCGCGGTGACCGCCGCCTTCGTCGCGGTCGCGGCCGCGTTCAAGCAGGCCGTCGACGCCGCTGCGGCGCAGCAGGCCAGCGACGTCAAGCTGGCCGCGGCGCTGCGCACCCTGGGCGAGAACACGGCCGGGACCAGAGACCACCTGAACGCCCTCGCCAGCGAGCTGCAGGACCTCACCACAGTCGACGACAACGTGATCCAGTCCGTCGCCGGAGTCCTGGCGTCCCTGGGCAGGCTCAAGGGAGAGGGGCTCGACCGTGCGATCAAGGCGACCCTCGACTTCGCGGCCGCCACGGGGCAGGACGCCGTGTCCGCGGCGAACCTGGTCGCCAAAGCGGCGGACGGTTACACCTCCGCGCTCACCCGCTATGGGATCAAGGTGGACGAAGGGCAGAACAAGACCGAGGCGTTCAGCCAGGCGCTGGGGATCATGGAGACGAAGTTCGGCGGGATCGCCGAGGCCTCCGGGCGGACCTTCGAGGGGAACCTGGCGCGCATCGGTCTGAACCTTGGCGACACGCTGGAGATCCTTGGCGACTCGGTCGTGAAGTCGGAGGCGTTCAATGAGGTCCTGCGCACGATGGCGCAGGCATTCAAGGACCTGCAGCCGGCGATCAAGGAGAACCTACCGACCATCCAGGCGTTCGCCGAGTTCGTGCTGCGCTCCGGGCTCGTGGTCACCCGGGCCCTAACCGAGATGGTCGAGCAGCTCTTCCGCCTGCCGGCGCACGTGAAGCAGGCGTTCGAGGCGCTACCGGACATTCCCGACAAGGCGATCGCCGGCCTGCAGTTCCTCCCCAACGGGATCGGCGCGGCGCTGCGCGCTTACGACGATCTGCGCGCGGCGACGGTCGGTCTCGCCGGCGACCTGGAGGGCCCTGGCAACACCGCCGCCGGTGTGTTCGAAGAGCTGGGATCTGAGATCGCCGAGCTGCTGAAGCGGTTGGAGGACATGAAGGGCGGGACCGTCGACGTCGCCGAGGGCCTCGGCAACGTCGCCGTCAGCGCCGGCGCGATGCAGGGCCCACTGACCGCGTTGGACGAAGCGCTCAAGAGCATCGGCGGGAAGGGTCTGGCCGAACTGAAAGACGCGGCAGCGAACGTGCGCACGGCGTTCGATGAGATTGTTGCCTCCTTCGAGAGCGGGGCGATCTCCGAGGAACAGTTCGATCTCATGATCACGCAGGTGAAGGCGGCCGGGGAGGCGATCCGTATCGCCGGCGGGGACATCGAGGCGTTCCTGACGACGACGGGCCTGGTGCCGGAGGCCGTGATCCAGATGTTCGAGGCCGTCGAGCAGCAGGCCGCATCCGTCAGCGAGAACATGGAGCTGGCCGAGGACGTGAGCAAGCAGGCGGCCGGCACGATCGGGTCGGAGTTCGTCGATGCCTTCTTCGGCGCGGAGGATGCGTTCAAGGGATTCGCCAAGACGTTCCTGAAGCAGATCGCCGCGATGATCGTGCAGGCCCTGATCCTGCGCGCGATCACGTCGGCTTTCAGTTTCGGGATCGGGGGGTTTGCTGGCGGGGGCGGTGGAATATTCACCGCGATCGGTGGCGGCCTGTTTGCGCAGGGCGTGCCGGGCGACTTCATACCGGCCCCGACGCCCGGCCCAGGGCCGGCGATCAGCGGCAGGGCGGTCACCGGAGGATCAAACACGCTGAACGTAGGGATCTTTCCGGCACCGGACGCGCGCCAGAACGCGCTCAACGTTCTGCAGGAGATCAACGATCTCGCCGAGAGGCACGGGATGAGAGTCGTTGCAACCGAGCTACGCGCATGAGCGGAGGATCAGTGGTTGATCCCGCGTATCTCGAAGCCGCGCCACGAGGACCAGAATCCGCTCTTTCGGACCTCTATCCACCTGTGCCTGGGTTGCTCATTCGAGTGGATCATGCACGTCTCTCGCGTGGGAGACATGACACCCAGGTACTGGTTGAACAAGCGGAGCTCGAACGCTTTTCTTGCCGCAAGGCCGTTGGATGCGTGGGGATCTGGGGCGATAGCGGGGAAGATCAGGATGTAAGGAGGGGTCTCATTCGGTCTGTCTTTCACGACGATCCACGGCCTGCACACATCCTGCAGATACAGGCAAGAGCCTGTTCTGTCGCATTCGAGGTCCCCGTAGTCGATGTCAACAGCAAGCAATGCGCGGGAAGAAACACGCAGAGCAACTGGGCGGTGGAGGTAGACGACCTCTCCTCTCTCAATGGTGGGCGCAACTTGCGCGGCTGCGCTTTGAGCGATGCACAGCAAAGCGGCGGCAATCAAGGCTTTCCGCATGGAGTCCTCCTCTCAACGAAACAGTACGCCGAATCGGGCGTTGATGGAACGGTGAAAATCTAGTGCCACGGATGCAGCCACCTACAAGCGGTGGTGGAGGCGGTACCTCCCCGAGCCCGACCGACCAGGCGCAGGCCACCGACCGCGCCCAGAGGGCCGCCAGCGAGGCCGCGCGCAGCGTCGAGGTCCATGGGGCCGACGGACTGGAGATCGTCGGCGTCGGGCCGGTCTCGTTTCAGGGGGACGCATTCGATTCGCTCGCCTACGACGAGACGGAGAAACAGGTCGTGGTCGTGGCGACGGTCCCGATCCTCGCTGGACTGGCGGCGTCGCGCCCCGCAGACCCGGGGCGCCCGACGCTCTACATCGCCACCGACACCGGCGCGCACTCGACCTGGGACGGCTCAACCTGGCGAACGATATGAGGACCCCCGATGCCGGACAACTGGCGATGGACCTACGACGACAACCCCAGCGACCTGTCGATAGCGGGCGGGAACTTCGACAACCGGATGCTCCTGTTCGCGGAAAACGAAGGCGTCATCGAGGTCGACGTCCCGTTCGACTCGACGGAGACGGACGCCTTCTACAGCCCGCAGGGGGAGCCGTGGGCGCGGCGCTGGCCGGCGGGAACGGCGACGGTCAAGGTGGACGTCACCCAAGCCAACAGCAAGATCACGCTGGACGTTTCGCTGCAGCGCGTCGGCGCGACCGGGGTGTTCAAGCAGGGCTACGGGAGCTATCCGGGGGCGGGGATCGTCCTGAGCTCCACCGGCGTCAAGACGTTCACCTTCACCTGCACGGCGCAGGACGCCGACCCGACGGATCGGCTCAGGCTCCTGCTGGCGTGGACGCGCGACAACTCGTTTGGTGGGGACGGCATTGTCCGTTTTGGATTCGGCGAGCCCGCCACCGACTACTGCGAGGTGCCGATCCTCATGTCTGACCCGATCATCGTCTGGGACGGAGAGACGGTCACCCTGCAGGGACAGCCCGCCGGGTTCGACGATCGCCCGCGCGTGCGCGGGGAGGTCGTCGTGAGCAGCGGCCAGGTCGTGGTCACCCAGAGCGAGGCCCACTTCGATCGCTGCCGCGTCGTGCTGGCCAACTTCGACGACGCCGAGCTGGCGTACAAGCTCTACAACTGGTGGGCCTGGGCGGCGCGTGGCAAGCAGTTCGCCTTCGCGCTGGACGGGAGCGACACGATCGACACCACGCTCGACGGCGCCGCCGCGGCCGGGCAGAAGGTGATCCCGCTGACCTCGACGACCGGGATCCAGGCCGGGAAGAAGTATCGGATACGGAGCGCCGACGGCGTGCGCCATGAGCAGGTGCACGTGGATTCGATCAGCGCCGGCGTGAGCGTGACGGCGCGCGACAACCTGCACAACACCTACGCTTCAGGCGATGCGTTCCGGTCCGTGCGGTACTTCCCGAAGTTGGTCCGGGACCCGCAGATGGTGGACATGCCGGTGATCGAAAACCAGGGTCTGACGTACACGCTCGACGCGCTGTTCATGGAGGACCGCGGCTGATGTACGACCCTAACGCCAACTGGAGCGCCGCGGCCGCTTCGCGCCAGCAGAGCGCCATCTACAAGATCGCCATCGACGGGCTGGCGACGCAGTACTCGACGGCGCCGGTCAAGAGCCCGGCCGGAACGGTCAAGCCGTACCTGCAGATGCCCGGCGTCATCGGGCAGAAGGCGGACCCGCTGACCGGCCGGCACAGCGTCCAGATCACCGCCATCGAGATCGTCGACCGGGACGACGAGCTGACCGACCTGATCGCCACCGATCAGGCCAGCCCGCCGCTGCCGACCCTCATCAACCGCAAGGTGACCCTCTACTCCGGCGACTCGTCCCTGGCCGAATCCGACTACGCGCCGATCGCCATCGGGGAGATCAGCGACCAGGAGTTCGTCGACGCCGGGACGCTCAGGCTGTCCCTCCGCGACGTGAAGCGATCTCAGTACGAGGACATCTTCACGAACGCCGAGGCTGAGGGGCTGGGAGCGGTGAACACGGTCCTGACCGCGGCGGCGTCCGCCGGAGCGATGCAGATTACCGTCCGCAACCTGGAGAACATCGACGGCCTCTCGTCCGATCAGGCCACGGCCGAGGGTGCTACGCGCCTGTACCTTAGCAATCTCGCCGACGACGTCGAGGAGAAGGTCGTCGTATTGGCCGTCAACGCGTCGACTTTCGTCCTGACGCTCTCCGCGCCACTGCAGAACGATTACGAGATCGGCGACCAGGTGCGCTGGGCGACGACACGGGTCGAGGGGAACCCAGTCAGCATCATCTACGCCATCTGGACTGGAGACTTCGGCACGCCGGCATCGCCCGGTTCCGCCTCCTTCCCGCTCGACGTCGCACTTGGCGAACCAACCGGGATGGCAATCGACCCGGCCAACATCGACGCGGCCGGGATGATTCTGGAGCGGGACCGGGTCTACCCGAGCCGCCGGGTCAAGCTGGAGTTCAAGGACCGCGCTCAGGCGGTTTCCGTGCTCGAGAAGCAGCTGTATCTGGGGCACGGCTACCCGGTCCTGAAGGGCGACGGCAAGCTCGGGTTCCGTGCGTTCCGGCCGGCGTTCGCCGACGTTGCCGGGGCCGGCCTGCCGACGATCACCGCAGCGGATATCGAGTCGTGGAAGTGGAAGCGGCCGCACCGGCAGCACGTCAACCGGGTCCGCGTCGGTATCGATTACGACGTCGCCGAGGGCGAGCCCGCGCGCTTCGAGGAGATCGAGGACGCGGCGGACCAGGCGACGACGAAGGAGATCGCCGAGTTCGAGATGGAGCAGAGCGGATACATGGACGCCCACAGCGGTGAGAGGCTCGCTCAGGGGCGCGGCGCGGCCATGTTCCGGCGACACCTGAAGGTCGCGCCGCTACTTGAGGTCGTGACCGGACTACACAAAAGGGCGATTGAGATGGGCGACGTCATCGAGCTAACCCACCCCATCATCCCGAACCATGAGACGGGGGTGCGCGGGTTTACCTCTCGGCGCGTCGAGGTGATCGAGCGCGAGGAAGACCCGCGTTCCCGCCGGATGCGTTTCACCTTGGCACTCTACGACTACAAGCGGCACGAGTGGACCGGGCCGGCCGGGGCGATCACGGCGTACGGGAGCGCGACCGCGGCCGAGAAGGAGTACGGCTATACAGCCGACACCGGTTCCCCGCCCGGCAACTTCGCCGACGGCGGCGAACCTTACGAGGCCATCTGATGTCGATTCCGGCGTTCGTTGAGTTCACTGATGCAGAGACGGCGTTCAACGCCGGCGTGGGTCAGGACTACCGGCGCAAGATGAAGGATGACTTCACCAACCTGAACGCGCGCGCGCAGATCCTCGAAAGCCACGCTATTTTCTTCGATCACTTCACCGAGCGCCACGAGCCGACGGGCGCGCTGAGTGACCCGTCGCTCCCCTTGCTCAGCGAGGACGGGGTCTTCAAGGTCCGCCCGCATCGCTGGCGGATGAGACTTTTCGGCGGCTCCGGGGATGCCGAGGACCGGACTCTCAATAAGCCCGCCTACTCCGTCGCTGGCATTCAGCACGAGGGATCCGGCACCGGAACTTTCCTCTGGACCGTCCCTGATGTTCGCTTCGATCTCGTCACCCTGCCGATCACGTTCGAGGCGCGGGTCAAGCTTGACCAGTCGGATCGCGAGCCGATCGTCGGCCTGAAGGAATGGCAGACGACGAATCCGGCAACGACCGATGCCCCGGGGATCTGGCTGGACTACATCGATACATCGAACTGGCGGTTCGTGTCCTATGACACGGCGAGAAACAATGGGGGCAGCTTCGCGAAGGTCAGCGCCGGCAGCTGGTTCACCGTCAAGATCGTCTTCACAGATGACCCGAGCAACCGGGCGTTGTGCTACGTCGACGGCGTGCTGAAGGAAACGCTGACCACTCAACTGCCTACGGCCAAGCGCCTCAACGCCGTGTGGGGTTACTACAGCGGCGCGAACGCCGGATCGATGCACATCGACCGCCTGAAGCTGGACGTTCTCGGCCACGCCGACGCGGCATAGGGGGATATGCGGATGACAAAGACGACGAAGCAGCCGTGGCCGCTCTGGTTTCTGTTCATCGCCGGCGCCGCGGTGATCCTCCTGCAGGCGACGTGCGCCGACTTTGCGATCGCGCAGGGCGTGCCGCGCGGGACGGTCACGACGCAGATGATGGAGAGCTATCCGATTCGCGGCTTTTCCTCCGTCGACTGCTCCGCCGAGGCGTGCAATGCCACCGGCGACCTGGGGCAGCAATGCACTGATCCCGCCGGGCTCTGGCTCTGCGACGGGGCCGGGGCGTTCGTGCTGCTCGTCACTGGCGGCTCCGGCGACGTCGTCGGCCCCGCCTCCTCCACCGACAACGCCATCGCCCGCTTCAACGGCACGACCGGGAAGTTGATCCAGGATTACACGTCTGGCGCGCCGACGATTGACGACAACGGACTGGCAACGTTCCCCGGCGGGATCGCCGGTGTCAGCGCCCTTGCCGGTTCCGCGTTCGACGTGCAGCTCAAGGGCGCTGCCGGTGCACACGATTCCTCAACCCTTGCCGGCGCCCTGCAGTGGGATGACCTCAACGGCATCCTCACCGCTGCCGGGCTGAACGTCTCGACGGGAGATATCAGCCTCTCGTCGGGCAAGCAGCTCGACTATGAGGGAGGCGCCGGGGACACCTACGTACTTCGCGATCTGGACCGCGAGGCCGTCGAGGTAACAGTGGACGGGACCATCGCCACCCGCACCGAGGCCGATCAGTGGCACCCTCCGCCCTGCCCGGCGGATCTCGGCGGAGTGGCATCCGGGTCCTTCTGTTTTGACGCTTCCCGCCCAGGAGTCTACGTCGGCGGGATCGGATACCTGACGGGGGTGGCGCAATGAGGAGACTGCTGATTGCCCTGCTGCTGTGCTGCGCGCCGGTGGCGGTGTGGGCCGCCGCCCGCACTGCGAACACGGA